CTACAGGTCGAACTTGGCGAGCAGATCAATCTGTTTCATCATCAAAGCCAGTGGAGTGGATTCGGGCTCCTGCGGCTCGGGAGGTGCGGGCCGGGACCGATCCACGACGGTCTGCAACACGTCAACCTGGGCGTCGGTCAAGTCGGTTCCAGACTCCAACGCGGCGATCGCCTCTCCGAGGACTTCCACGTCGGTTTGGGTACGGCGGGCGATCAACGTCAGATTGCGGACGCTCGCAGAGGTGGTGGGGTAGGCGGCCGTCGAAGTGACGGCCGAGACCTCATGGAGGCGCACCTCGTGGAGTGTTCGCTCGGCGCCATCGGGGCTCCACTCGTCTTTGACGGTCGTGAACCCGAAACTCATGGTGCGACAGATTCCAGCCTTGATGAGTTCCGAGAGGTCGTTCGCGTAGGACACGTTGCGCGGCAGTTGCGCCTCCACCCACAACCCCTCGGGCCGATCCTCCAACGTCAGCGTCTTCGACCGCGTCGATGCCAGCACGTGCAAGTCAGAGTGGTTGACGAACATTTTCACGTCGTTTCGCGACTTCAAGGTGCGCGAGAACGCTCCTGGGGCGATCCGCTCCGTGAACGGCAGCGGGAGGCTGGGCTCGCCGTAGCGGGCTGCCCAGCCCGAGAACTTCATCCCGGTGCTCTCGTCAGGGGCTTCTCTGACTTCAAACGCCTCGGAATCAAAACTGCGGATTTCAATGTCTTGCATGGTCTTCCTTTCAACGCCGGGCATAGACCCGGTGCTCGATGAGGAAAGCGATTTCCATTTCGTCGCGCAGGCGTCGACGCAACTCGTCCATCTCGATGTATTCGGGAGTGCGGGGCTCAGTGACGCGGCCCAGGTTCCTTCCCGAGTTCGACTGGCTTGCGACTATCCGTTGTGCCGAGTAACCGGGTTGGCCGGGGACTGTGAAGTCACCGAGGGTGCAGCGGCCACGCACTCGCCCGCGGACTTCATGCGTACCACGGACCCGCGTCCGCGTGGGGAACGTCAGCCCTCGCACACGTCCCGAGGCGTGCTTGATGACCGGGCGGGGCGCGCGTTGATAGGAGAGATAGCCGCCGCCTTGCTCAGGTTGCGGACCGGGCTTGCTGCCCGACCCCACCGTGCCCGTTGACGTGCTTGACCCATCCACGGTGCCCGTGCGGGCCGCTGTGCCCGTTGACGTGCCAACCGTGGAAGCGGAGCCCGCGGCTACGCCGAGGCCCTGCTTGCTGCCCGCCGTCGTGCCCGCAGAAGTAGAGGAACCTGTGACGGTGCCCGAGAACTGCGGTGCCTGGGCGCCCGTGACGGTGCCACTGGATGTGGAGCTGCCCGTGGTGCTGCCAAACCCGCTCTTCGATCCGGCTTCGTTGCCAGCACTCGTCGAGTCGCCCGTGACCGAGCCTGCGCCGGACTTGCGCCCAGCCTCGGTGCCACTTGAAGTGTTGGCGCCCGTCGCAGAGCCCGCGCCGCCCTTACTCCCAGCCGTGGTGCCCGATGACGCGGTGGACCCGGTGACACTGCCTGAGTACGCCTCGCCCGAGGCGGTGCCTGTGACTGTGCCGCTGCTCGTTGAGGAGCCCGTGACCGAACCACTGCCACCCTTGTTGCCCGCCGTGCTTCCACTCGACGTGGAACTCGCGGTGACCGAGCCCGCACCAGCCTTTGACCCGGCGACCGTGCCACTCGACGTTGATGAGGCCGTGAGACTGCCCGTGCCGCCCTTCTTGCCTGCGACGGTGCCACTGGACGTGCTGCTCCCGGTGACTGTTCCCGAATACGCAGGAGAGTCTGCCTTCGTGCCCGTGACCGTGCCACTGGTTGTGCTGGAGCCCGTGACCGAGCCCGACTTTGTTTGCGGCTCTCGAATGCGCAGGAAGATCGCGCGCCCCGAGGAGAAGCCCGACGTCATGGTGCCCGTGAACGTCGGGGTGGTCGTGCCGCTGCCTGCGGTGACGGTTGCTGTCCAGACGGACATCTGCCCGTCATTGCCCGCGTTCGTGACCGCGGTGCTCAACTCCTGCGTGAACGTCCCGAACGTGATGCCGCTAGCCGAGACGGTGCCAGCCGAAATCGCTGAGCGGTCATTGTTGGACGTGAACTGGACCACGATGACGTCGCCGACAGCGAAGTCCAAGGTCGCAGACCCAACGCACGAGGAAGTCGTGCCCGTCGCATCGGCGTCGTCACCGTAAGTGGAAGTGACCGACCACGCGGTGCCTGCGACGCTGGAATAGAACGCCTGCATCGCGACCATTGCGGGGGTCGTGATGTAGGCGACCGTGGACGACGGGTTCGATTCAGACCCGCTGTGGACCTTCGTGAAGACGTTGGAATAGACCGACCCTAGGTCGACACCCGAGGCGGTGGTTCCGTTCGTGCCACCCGAGTTCGCGGTGTAGGTCGACGGTGTTCCCGCCGTTGCCTGACGATCCTTGGCACCGTAGAACGCCATCAACAAGTCGTTGGTGGTGTGCCCGGTCGGCAGGGTGTAGGTGACGTTGTCGTAAGGCGGGGCGCTGTCGGTTGAGGCTGTGAGCCCGGTGGCTGTGCGCTGGCTGATCGTCACCGAGCGAACCTCCTACTTGGTGGCGCGGTGGTGGGTTAGGTGACCGACTCGTCGATGTCGCCGCTGGCGATCGTGTAGGTGCCCTGGCCCGCGTAAGTCTCGTTCGCCGACAGCGCCCGTGAGCCGTAGAACGTGCCCGTGGTGACCGCCGACCAATAGCCGAGGTACTTGATCGTGGTGGAGGCGGGCACGTCGAACACGATTTGCGCGTTCGTCGTGAGCGCACCTGATGCTGCCGCTGCCCACGAGATGGATTTGCGGGCATAAGCGGGTGACCCACCCGTCACTTCCGCTGTCCCCGTCGTACCGGGGTCCTCTGTGTGCAGCGCCGCGTACACGGCAACCGCCGACAGCCCGTCCAACATCTCGTTCTTGCCGTTGTTATTCAGCCCGGCCATCTGCTACTCCGATTCCTCAGTGATTGCTGTAATGAATCCGTGGGCGTCGCGCTCCACGGTCCGTCGAACGGTGCGCCCAGTCGGATACACCTCGTCTTTGTCTTCGTCATCCTCAATCTCGGATTGCTGCGCGGCGTTTTGAAGTTGGACGCTGGGCAGTCCGGTGTGGATGATCGTGGGCAGCCCAAGAGCCTTCAAAGCGTCGTCAGGTGAGAATCCGACGTTGATCAAACGGGTGGCCATATCGACTCGCTTGTCCATTTCGACAAGCTCGGACGCGGCGAGGTCAATGTTGGCAAGCGAGACCCGGTAGACGTCACCGCCGTCGACGCGGGGCATGTCCTCTGTGCGGCGAATGTCGTTGAGGCTGAGGAAGCCCGCTTGGATGCCCTGGCTGTAGGCCGTGTATCGGTCTGCCAGCGATGGCCGCAGCAGCCCGTCCATGTTCATTCTCAAGAACACGTCGGTTGGCAGCAGGTAGCGCGAGTAGGCGTCCTCGATCTTTTTCACGTAGGGGAGAAGCGTGTATTGGGTGAACTGCTGGCTGTTGGCTTCGACCGATGCGTAGGCCATCGCGCCGGGACGTGTGCTTTGCAGCAGGTGGGGAGGAATCCGAAAGGCCCGACACACTTCCTCAACCGAGAACTCTCGACTCGACAGCAGTTGGGAGTCGTCGGGGTCGACACTGGTCTGCTTCCACGTCGCCCCACCGGACAAGATTCCGGGCCGATGCGAGCGCCGAAGCCCCTGGTGGCCCTTCTCCCACGCGCTTTGAAGCGCCGAAGCCTGGTCAGCACTGATCTCCTGCGGCACCTCAATCACGCCAAGGGCGCTTGACCCGTTGGAGAAGAAGGTTGACGCCCAATCGTCCAGGGCCTTCGACAATCCAAACGTCTCTCGAAGTTCGTTGATCCGTGATGTGCCTCGAAGCGCCCCAGGGCGTCGCAGTTCCGTGATGTGAATGACCTCGGACTCGGTCAAAACGTAGGCGCCGTTGTCGATCGCGAACTCGATCACGCCGCTGCTGTTGCGGCGCACCGTGACCCGGCGAGGGTCTAGGACGGTCAAGGCGACCACGTCCGTTGAGTCGGGGCGGCGAAGAATG